AGAAAGGTGGTACAAATCCACCCACAGCAAACTTTAGATCAAGTTTGTTATCAATATAATATCCCTATGTGGGGCACATGGTTTTCACTTAATGGAAAACCTTTGAAGACAGATATTCCACTTATGGAATATATGGTTTATGATAATGCTTCGATCATTCAACATGTTCGTTGCTTAGGTGGTAATAATGATTACCGCCTATACACTCATGTTTATGAGTGTGAGCAAATGCTTCTACGTGAAGTATTTGTATTGCAAGCCAATGAATTAATTGGTGGCGACACCCCTCCAGTAGAGATGTTGGAACGTATTGCGGGTGTTATAGAAAAGATCCGTGATACATTTCCCACCGACTATGCTTGGTTAGGGGAGTTACTTGAGAACATCTTTCAAGTGTTGTATTGGCTTCGTAAGTGTGATACCAAAATGGATTATATCACATGTACAATGTTGGCATACAAACTCGTTACGGGTAAAAGCGTATCCATATCATTGTGGAACGCATTTGGCGGTAAGGATCTTCAGGATGATTCCTTTACTAAATTAACACGTGATGCTCGAGACATGTTTAATGTCGCTTCTTTAGTTGTGGATAATCCGTTAACTAAGAAGTTGCGCCTAATTTACACATATCTCTTTGTCCAGGGATTTATGTCCCGTGTGGGTAAAGAAATTAGTGTGGAGGAGTTTTTGGTTTTAGATGCTAAAACTAAGTCTGGCAAAAGCAATGCTAGTATGGCTATGCTCATCATTGACACAGGTCTCACAATCTGTGAACGCATAGATACATACCGAGTGACAGGAGATTGGCATGCTTTACTACATGATGATGTCACATATACTGCTTGGGTAAAGGAGGCAGAAAGATTAATTTCGTTGGCACCCTTTACCTCAAATTTGATTGCTCATGGAACCACTTATTTCAGATTTATATCAGATCTGAATGATTCAGTGGAACGTGGTGATGCCATTTGTAAGTATTCTAAACAACATAGTGGGTCAGAGAGTACACTTATGCGTAAGCGACTTAGTACCTTGCAGTTGATTAAGAATACTGAAATTACACGTCGTGCTTCGCAAAAAGAGCGTAAAGCTCCTTTTGGTGTACTGATCCATGGTGGATCAAGCGTTGGTAAATCATCTTTTACCAAGATGTTGTATTACTATTTTGGGAAGATCCACGGTTTGGAAACTGATGATCACTATCGTTATGTTCGAAATCCAACGGATGAGTACTGGAGTAATTTTGATTCCAGTAAGTGGTGTATTCAGATGGACGACATTGCATTTCTGCTCCCTTCTAAGAGTTCGGAAGTGGATCCTACACTAAAAGAAATGTTGAATGTGGTGAACAATGTTCCCTATGTTCCACCCCAAGCAGCTCTTGAAGATAAGGGTAAGACACCAGTCATGGCCAAATTAGTTTTGGCAACAACAAATGCTGCGGATTTGAATGCATTGGAATATTTCCATTGTCCATTAGCTGTGCGTCGTAGGTTACCATATGTGATTCACGTTCAACCGAAACCGGAATACCTGGCTTCCAATGGTAAATTTTTGGATCCAGCTAAAGTCCCACAGTATGAAGATTGTTTTCCTGATTTGTGGATAATCGAAGTCCAAAAGCTCAATCCAATTGAACATTGTGGCCGCGATTCAGCAAGTTTAGAAACAGTCGCTGTATTCGATGATGTGAAAGCTTTCTTGAAACATTTCGCTCAAGCCAGCCATGTGCATGAAACTAATCAAGCATCATCTGATGCTTGTGATGTCCAAATGCGCGACGTGAAAGTATGCCCACTTTGCTATGAGATTGGTAATGATTGTGAGTGTTTGCAGGGTTTAGTAGCCCTACCACTGATAAGAGTTGTGCTTGTGTACTTAGCTTCATGTGCAACGGATATTGCAATGAAATTGGCTATCCAGCTATTAGCTTCAACCATTTATATGTGGTTGTGTCGGTTTTATTTGGTGCGATACGTTACAGTACGGTGGACTCGATTTATTAATCAAGGCCTAGAGTTAAAGTTCCATGGCATGATGAATAGCACTCGAGAGCTTAAATTTAAAATTGCTGTTAAGCATTTGCTTGCAGCAGGCTTTATTGCTCTCAACTTCCTTGCGTGCTATAAAGTTGCCAAATGGACCTCCAAGATTGTTGCTTCTAATGAGGAAGCATCTAAATCTGCCACCAATAACGTGGGTGCAGAAGAGGACATTGAGTTTGAAGAAGAATCAAAGCCCGATATTTCTGTACCAACGTCGAATGTTCAAGTGCAGGGCAATGTTCATGGAACAACTGAGGAACAACTCGCTAAGGAAGAAACACACAATGTGTGGTATAATCCGACACTTGAGTTGAATAAATTTGATGTTCCTGTGGCTAGTAAATCCTTGACGTCTATGACACCAGCAGCAATTCGTGATTTGTTTGCAAATAATTGTGTTAAAATCGAAGTCGAGGCTAAGGATGCTACATGGAAAATTCGTATGGGTGCCGTTTTTGTGCGCGGGCAATATCTATTATTTAATAGACATGCCCTTGCCAAGGGAACGCAATTCCAGATGAAAATCATTAGTATGACTCAGTCCCAAGGATTGACTTCAAACTCAGTGTGTCACTTTAGCAGGAATGAGGTGTGTGAGATCCCGAATAAGGATATCGCTTTATTGCGAGTGACAGTAGTACCACCACGAAAGGATATTATCAAGTTTTGGAATAAAACGCAAATTCCAATTACCCGTATGATGGCCGTGCGACGCACAACAGAAGGTAATGTCGAGTATGCTGAATATTATAATGCTCAGTATATCGATTCATTTCCAGTTGAAGCCTTGAATGTTGAAATGGATGTTTACATGGCTTCTGGTAATACACAGACGAAGGATGGTGATTGCGGATCAATTGGGATCGCTATTACTCCACAAGGTCCCATTATTATGGGTATCCATACACTGGGGTATAAGTCAACTGCGGTTTTTCCACATATCACTAGTAGTGACATAGAATCTCTTCTAGAGCCATCGATTTCGTCGGTTCAAGGTGGGGATGAAACCCTCCTGAACCTCAATGGTGAAGTTATCCTTGGTGAGCCACATTATAAGAGCATCCTTCGGTATATGCCAGAGGGAACTGTTAATATATATGGTTCATTGAGCGGCTTTCGTCCCAAACCACGTAGTAGGGTCACAACCACCCCTCTTGTGAAGGAGATGTGTGAACATTTCAACTATGAGATTGGTTTTGGGCAACCTGTAATGAAGGGTTGGGAACCATATTATAATAATGTAGTTGAGATGGTAAAACCTCATACTAACATTGATAATATCACTCTGGACAAGTGTATCAAGGGTTATTTGTCTGATGTTCTTTCAGGGTTAGAAGGTGTACATGGAGATGACTGGAAAGGTCAGCTCTGTTTTTTGTCTAAACGGGCAGCTTTGAATGGACTACCTGGTGTGAAGTTTATTGATCGTATCAATATATCAACATCAATGGGACATCCTTGGAATACTACGAAAAAACAATACTTGGTAAGTGCTCCAGATGATAAGTACCCAGAGGGTGTTGATTTCACACCCGAAGTTTGGGAAAGGGTTGATTTCATTATGCGACAATATAGTGAAGGTAAGAGAGTTTACCCAGTTTTTACTGGACATCTTAAAGATGAGGCTACAGCTTTCCGGAAAATTAAGGCAAAGAAAACGAGGGTATTTACGGGTGCACCTGCCGATTGGAGTGTTGTCGTACGCAGTCGACTTTTGTCATTCGTGCGACTGTTACAGAAGAACAAATTTATCTTTGAAGCGGCACCAGGTGCCGTGGCACAGTCTTATGAGTGGACACAATTTTATGAATATTTGACCGCTCATGGTTTAGATCAATTGGTTGCTGGTGATTATGGTAAATTTGATAAGCGAATGATTTCTACATTTGTCCTTGCGGCATTTGAAATCATTGCGAAAATCCACCAAGAGGCCGGATTCAATGAACAAGAAGTGCGTGAGATTTATTGTATAGGTATGGATACAGCATTTCCTGTTACGAATATGGCTGGTGATTTGATGGAGTTCTTTGGAACAAATCCTTCTGGACACCCATTAACAGTCATTGTTAACTGCATTGTTAATAGCTTGTATATGCGCTATGCCTACTGCAAGTTAAATCCCAATGGCGAAGATTGCACTGAATTCAAACAGCATGTGAATTTATTGACTTATGGGGATGATAATGTACTGGGGGTTTCACCGTCAGTCTGCTGGTTTAATCATACCAATATTCAATCGCAATTGGCTCTAATTGGTATTGAGTATACGATGGCAGATAAGGAGGCGGAATCCAAGCCTTTCATTAATATTAATGAATGTGCTTTTCTCAAGCGCACTTGGCGCTTTGAAAAAGAATTGGGTATGTTTGTGTGCCCATTGGAAGAATTATCTATCCACAAATCATTGACGACCTGGGTCCCATCCCAAACCATCGATGAGTACAAACAAATGGTTGCTGTCATAACCAGTGCAAATAATGAATATTTCTTTTATGGACGCACTGAATTTGAAAAGCACCACTTCTTTTTCCAACATATTTTGCAAATGGAACCATACAACAAATATGTTGAGGAAACGACACTTCCGGGTTGGAATGATCTCATTGAGAGATTTCGGAGGGCGTCGGAACCATTTATTCCAACCATCTAGATAAGGTCTTGGCAGGCCCTATCTTTATATATTACATGTCACAAAATTTTAATAAAGAAGAAAAAGAAAGTGTTGAGAGAATCACCAGAAGTATTCTCCCTGTATATGCGCTTACGAGTGCGTTTATACAGAGTAATAAATCTCGCTTTTGCTTGCAATCTGAAGAGATCACGGAAGGTGCACCACCCACAGAAAGTGTAAGCAGTCCAGATGATATTACCAGTCAAAATGTGTCTTTTGTAGACAATGCTGAGGGTGAGATCGTATTGGCTGGTTCACCTGTGAATGTTGTTGCTAAAGTTGATAATACTGAGGATTTGCAACTTGGTAACTTTTTATCACGACCTACACAAATTGATAATTTCACTTGGACAACGTCTGATGTAGTTAGTGTTAAAAAGACTATCAAACCCTGGCAGTTATTTTTAAATAACACGAACATCAAGAAGAAGATAGATAACTTTGCTTTTATTCGAGGGAAACTACATGTAAAAGTAGTAGTAAATGGAACTCCATTTCAATATGGTATGATTAGAGCTTGTTATTCGCCTCTGTTGGGACTTGTTTCTGATAAGGTGCGAACAAACCCTGATTCTAATAACCCACTACTTATTCCCTATTCGCAAATGCCTGGTTTTTTCATTTCACCAGCAGCCAATGCTGGCGGTCAGATCGAACTTCCTTTCTTTTACCCAAAAAATTGGTTGAATCTTACGTCGAGTTCGGATGTAGGTGATATGGGATCATTGGTCTTTGTAGTTTATGCCCCACTGGGTGTAGCAGTTACTGGCGGTTCAACTTCTGTGACGGTTCAGACATTTGCTTGGATGTCTGAGGTTGAATTAATGGCGTCCACTTCTAAATTGGCGTTGCAGGGTGATGAATATACTGAAGGTCCCATTTCTGGGCCTGCCACGGCAATAGCTAATGTGGCATCGTATTTAACAAAAACCCCAGTAATATCACCATTCGCTCGGGCTACTGTCATTGGAGCAAATGCGGTTGGATCCATTGCTCGTCTTTTTGGGTATACTAACGCTCCAACTATTGATAGTGTGCATACTTTTCAACCCCAAACTGCACCCATGTTGGCCTCTGCTCACATTGGTACTCCAGTACAAAAGTTAACATTGGATCCTAAGCAGGAATTATCCATTGATCCAACTCTTCATGGATTGCACAATGTGGATGAATTATCTATTAATTACATTAAAAAGAAAGAATCCTATTTGTCTGGGGGTACATGGTCAACATCTGATGCTGTTGACACACAGTTGTGGAATGCTCGTGTTACTCCATGTCAATGCGCTTACATTGATATTGATAACACTAGCAGTGTGGAGGTGGGTCGACGGGTATATCATACACCTTTAGACTACTTGAGTAGACTATTTACCAATTGGCGTGGAACAATTATATTTCGGATAAAGATTGTTGCTACAAAGTTCCACAAAGGACGTCTTAAAATATCGTATGATCCTATCAATGATATCACTAGTACTAACCCAGATATCAACACAGTCTATACACAGATTGTGGATATTGGTGAACAAGATGATATAGAAATTGAAGTGCCATACCATCAAGCACAAGCTTGGTTGTATACAGATCGTGGTAGTGTTTCTGAGAATGATTCACCTGCTAATACTTTGGCGCCGCGCAATAATGTGGATAATGGGGTGATAACTTTGCGTGTTTTAAATACGCTAACAGCTCCTGCTAGTGGTAGTATTCAATTTATGGTCTTTGTGAGAGCGGGTGATGATTTTGAGTTTGCAAACCCATCATCACACATTGGTTATGAGGATTCTTACAAGATTCCTTCATTCTTTGCTCTACAAGCTGAAGACCTTACAAGTATTCTACCAACCCATCACATTTTAGGCCAAAAGACTAAGCCTTGTGCAGATAGATTTGCTCAGAACTATGGTGAATCTATACTATCGTTGAGAAATTTATTGCACCGTTACGTGACACAGGACAATGTTATTCTAGATTCACAACCAGCTAGTTCCATCAATGTAATTGGTAAAACTTTTAGGATTATGCCTTATACACCTGGATTTGACACTAGTGCTGATACTTTTAATTCAGCTAATAAAGTTGTTGCGGCTTCTGGAACAGCAGCATATTCCTTTGTACCTATGCACCCCATGCCCTATATTGCTGGTATGTTTTTAGGATATCGTGGTGGAGCTAATTTCAATATTACTCCGGGGTATGATATTTATGGAAATACTTTAACTGATTTCCGTGTATCACGTACCACACGATCGCAGAACAATGCTCAACAGCGCATTTGGAAACAATATAAGACTATTCTTCGTTCAGCAACACAGAGTAATCGTAGTTGGAATTTGAATGAAGCATATGCCGATGATTCACTGGGAGGTATTGCTATCAATTCTTCCGCAACTAATGGTTCACTTACTTTTCAATTGCCAGATTTTAAGAATGCCAATTTTAGTCTAGTTGATCCTGCCAAGTATATTAGTGGTCAGGGCGCTGATGGTACTGATAGAAGTAACGCTTTATTGCGTTTTAATATCGTGACTGGAGCCAGTTCATCCACAGACATTACTTTACAAACACAAGTATCTGCCGCGCCGGATTTTACGTGTCTGTTTTGGTTGTGTTGTCCTACTTTGGATTATATGAAAAATAATCCAACACCAGTCTAGGCTGGATATCGAGGCGTCAAAATCTCACAAATTCTGGTGAGTGCCTCAAGTGACACAGTTGTATGTATTTGTTAAAGTGCTGTTGCATAATTTTTCATGTTATACATAAGAGGATATATATTTTAAAGAAACCGTTGCAGTCGGTTCGCTCTAATACCTCGTTAGAGATTACTCCACATTCCTGTGGTTGACAAGATTAATCAAGAGTTTTGTACTCATGTCCTGTTGGCCATGAGGAAATTTTGCTCGGATGAAATTGCAACCTTTATACAGTAATGTGTTTTAAATTGC